AAGCGGGAGCGCAAACCGGTCTGACGGCTTCATTGACGTTCCGCCATCGGTGCCGGTGCGAACGTGCGCGGCCTCTATTGGCATTTCGACGATGACGAGCGCCAGCGATACGCCAAACAACGGTGCAACAACGGCAACGCCGCTTGTCGCGAATTAAAACCTTGGCTCGTATCGACTTCCAGAGTTCGGAGTCGAGATAAGATGCGTAGCTGCCGAAGCCCAATGTCAGCAGCGTCGCGTCTCGTTTCGCGTAAGCGCCCATGCCGTCGTCGGTCCGTGATGAAGGTTGGTCATGTGATCAGGCTGGGCTTGTTCGGGCGTGCGGCTTACAAACGAAAAAAGCCGCTAGGCGTATGGGCTTACGCGCTAGCGGCTGTGGGAATCAGGCTGGGTTGCGATCGGTAGGTTTCATTGGCTGCGACTCCGATCGCCGCTTTGACCAGTTCGACGTTCTGTGTGAACGGCACCCAATCGGCCGTTTGGATCTGCGACGCTTCGAGTATAGCCTTCGCTCCCTGGCCGATGATCGTGCAGCGGTCGAGGAAGGCTTTCTTTTCGGCGTCCGTCATGGCTCAATCCTTTGTGCTCGCTGCAGTTACGAAACTTCGAAAATCTTGGCGGACCGCTTAGTTCGCGGCGGCGGCCGGGGCGGCTTCGAGCTTGCCGACCGGCGGGGCGTGACGATCGGTTTCGTTGCCGATCACGGCCACCACGTCGTTGTCGCGGACGACGAAATACTCGTCCCGGCCTAGCTTTACGTCCATTGCCGGGGCCATCGGATTGACGACGACGCGCTGGCCGACTTGGCGAGTGGTCGCGACGAACGCCCCGCTCATGGTGTAAACGCCCGGGCCCGCGTTGATGATCACGCCGCGGCGTTGCTGGAAGTTGCGATGTCCGCCGTCGGGGAGCATGATGCCGCCGGCCGTAACCTTCGGCGTCTCTTCCGCTTTGATCAGCAGATAGTCGCCGCTCATGGTCAAGAAGTCGTCGGCGGGAAGTTCGCAAAGCAGGGGCATGGGCTGGGCTCCGGTCAAGGGCTGGGGGGGGTTGGCGAGCGGCGCAAAAAGAAAGCCGCCTCGCGTCACGGACAGGTGTGCTACCACTGTGTCACGGACCACGCGGGCGGCTTGCGAGTTTGTCGGCTCGCGCCGGTCGTCGCTGGATGGGAATCGTGCAACAGTGGTAGCGGGGAAACTATAGGCTGACCATCCCCATATTGTCAAACCCGCGCGCGGTGGTATCATACCTGCCATGACGGGACGTAGAGCAGGGGTAGCTCGCGGCGCTCATAACGCCGAGGTCATCGGTTCAAATCCGATCGTCCCCACTTCGATAGCCGACTCTAGAGCGCGTGTTTAGCGCCAATGATTGCCCGGGGTGAACCGGTATCGTCCGCACCCCGGGCGTTTTCTTCTGCGGGTTCATCCCATGGCCGATTCTTTCGAAGATCGCTTCTTGCACGGGCCCGCCGCTAAGGGGCAAGCCTCTCGCAAGCGCGTCACCGAAGTCCCGCCCGAATACATGGGCGACGTCGTTGTGGCCGTCGCTTACGATTCCGCCGTCTTTCGCGGTGACGTGTACGAGCAAGAGCTTCGCCGCCAATCGCTCGAGGCGCACATGCGGGGCGACCTTCACGCGGCCGATCGAATTGCCGCGTTGATCGGCGACAAGCTGCCGAGCGATTTCGAGAAGGAGAATCTATGAGCAACCACACGCGTCGCCAAAAAAGTTTGTTTCGCATATAATCACACATTGATAACGCAGAGAGGGTCGGCCGGGCCACGCGGGGGTGGAATCCACGCCTAGGGCTTTGGACGCTCAGTTGACCTGTGGTTGCACCCACAAGGCCAACGCCATCAGACAGAAACGAACGCTATAGCGGCCGATCCTGCTGGCCCAGTCCGACTCCCTCCACTTTCGTATCTATTTTTGTTTAGGGCTGTGTGGTTTCAGGCTGACAGTACCTTCTTGTTGAGGAAGATAGCCGGCGTGCGGACGGCGCCGCGTTGTTCGCTGGCCCAGCGCGTCACACTGTGCCGAATCGCCGTCACCGCGTAGGTGCTGAGTCGCACGTCGCGGAAGTCGAAACGACTGATCGAATACATGAACGCGTCGACGGCGACGCTCATGCACTCTTCGACGGAAAACCCGTAACGCTTCGTCTTCTTCACGGTTAGAAAGATCAGCCGGATATTGCGCATCACCAGTTCGTTGCGCGCTTCAATGCGTTGCTTCTCGTCTTCCGAGAAGTGGGCAATCTTGAGCAACGCAAGCTCTTCGTCCTTGGTGAGAAACGGCTGGGGCTTCATCGCGCCGCTTTCGGATCTGACACGAGGCCGACCGGATAATGCAGCGTTGTGACGTAATCCGCAACCAGTTCGCGCGGCGCCGACGACGACAAGTCGTCCTTGTACGTGACCGCTCCCGTCACGTGATAGAACGCCTCCTTGATGATCGTGCATACTTCGCCGTCCTCCGTCCATGAATACCGAAGTTCCTTGGCAAGCTCCGCAGGACTTATGAAGATTGATTGACCGCCGAGCGGTCCGCCCATCAGTTCGACCTCGACGTGAAGCCCCTTGTTGATTCGCTCCATCATTGCGGTCGCTCCTTGCGAATGATGTTCCGCCGCGGCCGTCGTCCGAGCGGTTGCGGATCCGGCGGTGGTGCGACGGTGCGGTTCGTGAGGAACGATGCCGCGTACTCGGGACCGGACTTCGGCTTGCTCGCGTACGACATCAGATCCAGCTTCGACCAGTCGATTCCGTACGTCACGTTCTCGCCGTTGTTGTTCGTCGTCTGGAATAGCTGGGTCGGACCGAACATTTCGGCATCGCTCAAAACCTTGTGCTTTGGATCCGGCGTCGCGTGCGGAGCGGCGTTCTCGTTTTCCTCGTCCATCGCCTTTGTTACTGCGTGCATATCGAACTTCACCCAGCAGTTGCAATCACGCGCGACCGCATTTCCGTGGCTGGGAATGAACCACCATTTGCCGTCGCGGTGAAAGCAGCTATGAACGGTGAGTCCATCGCGGACGTGTCCGCCGTTGGGAACGACGAAGTCGCCGTGTTTGAACGGCGCCTGACCGTCCTGCTCTTCGTCGCTGGCGCTCAACTTACTGAACTCAAGAGCGGCGTCGAACGAACCCACTAGCTCGCTCTGCGACGTTCTGTGAACGCTGTCGTGCAGCCATGCGAGATACACGCGTCCTCGCCGCACGAGACACAGGCGATATTTCATGTGCGAGCCGAGTCGATACGGAAACGATCGCAGTTCGCCGACGCGCGACTTGGCGTGCGACTCGATCACTTCCGTCAAGTGCTGGAATGGCAGGCTGCCGAGGGAGCGAAATTGACCGTGCAGCGTACCGCCGACGCAAATCGCGTCGAAGGTGCAAAGGTCGGTGGCCGTTTTCAATAGTTCGATGGGTCGGTATTCGGGCACGGGTCGGGCTCCTTCTTCTTCGTGGCGGGAAACTCGGCGTCGATCTCGGCGGGCGAGCCGATGGCGACGTGAAGATCAAACGCGATGCGACCGGGTTGACGGTGCAGGATCACGAGCATGTCGACGTCGGACTTCGGATGCCGCAACCGTACGTGACGCGTCTCCTGCTCTTCGGCGGGCTCGCGCTCCTCGAACAATGACGACGCCAGCAGTCCGGTAAGCGCGGAAACATTCAAACGACCACCGTGAAACGTCAGCACGACGAAGCTCCTACTTACGCCGGCTCGGTCGCTTCCTCTTCGCCTTCGGCCCGTCGGGTTCTTTGTTGAGCGCGATCAAGAAGCGGCGATACGCGGCGCGCGATGTGAATAACACGCTGCCCTGAAACACGGCTTCGAGCTTATGCACCATTCCGTTGATGCGTGATCGCGTACCGTGCGCGACCCATTTCCAGGCGGTTCTCGGGTGGGCGTTGCAGCCGTATTCGCGCGTGGCTTTGAGCGGAACCAACGGCTCGTCGAACAACGGGGAGTCGCCGTCTGATGGCGCCATTCGATGTTTCCTCGAGATAAGCGGGCGAGCCTGACCACCCTGAGATTGTCAGCGTACATCATGCCCTTTTATTCACTTGCGTCAACGTGAACCGCGCAAAGCGTTGTCAGCAGGCGGCTTAAAAAGTTATTGCATCACGAGTCGCTTGCCCGGCGACGTTGCAAAAACCGCCCCTCCTAAGCCCAAGGTGAATCATGTCTGTCGGTACAAACATTGGCGGCGCTCCCGCTTCGACGTTCCAAATGCCGAGCGCTACCGCGCCGGGTGGGAATCCCCTCGCGCAGTACCAACTTGCACCGCAATCCGGCAACGCCATGGCGCCGCAACAGTCGGCCGCCTCGATCCCCGTGCCGGCTTCACACCTTGGCCCGAACCCCGAAGCCGCGGGTTTCGGTACGGGCGGTTTCGTCATGCCGACGACGCCGGCACCGTCGCAGCAGCAGGGTATGCCGCAGTTGAATTTGCAACTGCCCGCCCAGCAGCAAGCACCGCAACAACAGTTCGCGCCGGCTCCGCAGTACGGTGCCGCGCCGACTCCGCAGTTCCAACCGCAGCAGCAACCGGCCGCCGCGCCGATGTTCGCCGCCGCGCCGCAACAGCCGCAGCAGTTTGCGTTCAACGACGGCATGAGCCTCGGCGGTGCAGCAGGCGGTTTCGTTCCGACGGCCGGTCAGCCGTTCCCGCCCGCCGCTCCCCAGCAACAGCCGCAACCCGGCGTCCAATATCCGGCAGCGCCGCAGTTCCAACAGCCGGCCGCGCCGACGCCGATCCGCGACGGACTTGTTCGCCAAGGCCTCAACGTCGCGCACTATCGCAGCGACGACGAACTTCTCGCGGACCTCGGACAGATCGCCTCATCGGCTCAAGCGATTCAGTCGCAAGCCGCCTGGGCCGCCGCCAACTCGCAGGCGCAACCGAGCGGCCAGCAAACGCCGCCCGCTCAAGGAACGCAGCAGCAAGCGCCGGCCGCCGGTGCCGGATCGAACACGCCGACCAAGCCGCAAGCTCCGGAATGGATTCCCGAATGGAATCAATTCATTCGGCTCAATCCGCAGACCGGCTTGTACGAACCGGCCAGCGTTCATATCAACCCGATGCTCGCGCAGAAGGCCAACGAATACAAGTCGTGGCAACGGCAGCAAGCGGAAAAGCTCATCACGGATCCGATGTCCGTGATCGGTCCGGATCTCGACTCGCGTCTCAAGGCAATCAAAGACGAAGCCAAGAACGAGCTTCGTCAAGAGATCGCCGTCGAACGTCAGCGCACCGAAGGCGCGAAGATCGTCGATCAGTTCGTGGAGAAGAACGCGACGACGTTCTTTCAGAGCGGACCGGACGGCAAGCCGGTCGTGAATCCCATCACCGGTCAGTACGTGTTCACGCCGCGCGGCCAAGCCGCGATGACGTACGGAACGCAGTACCGCCAACAGTTCGCCGCACGCTACGGATCCCAGCCGCACCCGGCCGACGTGATCGAGCACGTTCAGAAGTCGTTGGCTTACGACGAAGCTCGCGGCGTGTTCGGTCCCCCGATGCCGCAGCAGCCGCAAATGCCGGGCGTCCCGCAATTCCAGGCGGCCGCGCAATATCCGGCCGTCGCTCCCGCGCCGCAAATGTACGGCCAGCCGATGCAGTACCCGATGGTCGCACCGGTCGCGCAGCCGTGGGCTCCGCAACCGTACGGCGTTCCGGCGTACGGCGCTCAACCTCAATTCAGCACGCCGCAAGACGACATGGTTCGTCGCGCGATCGCCGCGCAACAGGCCGGTTATCAACCGCAGCCGAACGGCACGATTCAGACCGCGATGCAGAACGCCCTCGCACCGCAGAACCCGAGTTTGGATTTTAAGTCGATGCTTCGTCAATCCGCCCAAGCCCGCGGTATCTCGACGGAACATTTCAGTTCCTAGTTAGGAGATTCCTTGTTATGGTCGCCACGTTGCTCTCGACGTATGACGTCGAATGGCTGGGTGTAATTCACGAGCAGACGCCCCGCTTTATGAAAGGCGCCGCGGACGAAACCGTTCGTCGTCGCATGTTGCTCAGCTACCTTCGCAAGTACGGACGCATCGTCCTGAACGCGAATTCGCCGGTTTGTATTTGGAACATCAAATACAAGCAGCAGCCGATCGAAAGCGCTGGCGACGGGGGCACGCTGACGTTCACGCGTCACGACCTCTACAAGCAAGCCGCTCTCAATTGGCGGGGCTACGTCGGCACCGACATGATGACGGAAAAAGAGTACCTGATGAATCAAGGCCCGGGCCGGATTCTCAATCGGTACTCCGAAGTGATCCCCTCGCTCATGGAAGCGATGACGGACAACTTCGGCGGCGAAATGATCCTCGACGGCGAAGCCACCGACCGCCAGAACAACCTGCACGGCATCGAGTCGTTTATGGGTTCCGGCACGACCGTCGCCAACGACTTGATCGCGCAGCCGAGCGACAGCTACGCCGGCCTCGCAACCACCCTCGGCAACGAAGGCGGCTCGTGGTCGACGAACCTCGGCACGGGCGTCTACCCGAACGCGGCCGTCGGAAGCGATTGGCCGAACGGCAAGGGGTCGTATCAATACGACTTCTACGCTCCGCTGCTTCTCAACTCGTCGTCGACGCGTTGGGGAACGGGCTCGACCAACTTCGAGTCCAACTGCGAGCGGATCATTCGCCAAGGCATCATCTGGCTGGCGAACAAGGGCGGCAACTCCGGTCGGCCGAAGATGGTGCTCTTGAGCGCCGATCGGTACTCGGCGTTCCTCAACCACTTGTCGACCAAGCAACGGGTCATCGTTCCCCACAAGGAATCGCAAGACCTCGGCTTCGAAGACACCGTCAACTTCGACGGCGTATCGATCGCGTTCGACTACGAAGTTCCGCCGTCCACGGGCTACATGCTCAACGTGCAGAACATGGAACTCGCGTCGCTGGACAAGGTGTTGTTCGGCTATCGCGGTCCCGATTGGTCGATGCGTGATCGGGCGTGGCTCTTCTACGTCGGCTTCTGGGGCAACATGCGTTACCGCCCGAAGCACTTCGCGAAGATTTACGACTACGCCTAGTCGACCATCTGGCGATTGTCACTCCACCCGCGCGGCCTAACACGCCGCGCGGGTTCGACGCTTCAAACCTTCCATCAGTCTCAAAGCAGAGGTTTCTTCCATGTTCGGTTCCAACATTCAGCCGTTCGCGCGGGGCGAATACGCCGACAGCGCGCGCGTGCCGACGGACGTCAAAGGCGGATTGTTCGAGTTCAAGAACATTCTCACCGCCACCGGCCAGCCTCGCGACGGCCGCGAAGTCATTTGCCGGCTCGTGCAAAACAACTCGGGCGGCGCGTTGCTGCCCGGTAAGGGCGTCGCCTACAAGGCGACCGGTTCGGGCGGCTACGGCCGATCGATCGGCGGCTACTCGGGCGCCGGCGACAAGTGCGACGGCATCGTGGATCACACGTTGCCCTCCGCAGGCGTCGCCGACGGCAAGTGGTTTTGGATGATCGTCAAGGGTCCGGCTTACGTCACCACCGACGGCGCGGCCGCCCTGTCTCGCAACGACATTCTCAAGACCGCCGCAGCCGGTCAGTTCACCAAGGATGTCGGCACGCCGGCCACGAACGGCAAGGCCGGGTATTGCGAAGACGTCACCATCGCGGCGACGGCTGACCTCAACTTCTGGCTCGATTTCACCGGAGCATAGCGGGTCGGGCGTGTTCGGTTTCGCGGACCGGACGGCGGCGGCTCGACGGGCTTTCGGGCCGCCGCCTTTTTCTTTCACCCACAGCACGACCATGAGCGACGCAGCCCAATCCACCGATTTCATCAATCTCCCGGCCAATCCGCCGGAAGGAATGAAAGACTGCGCGCGTTGCCTCACGTCGAAGCCTGAAAAGTCGTTTGACATCAAAGACTCGGCGACCGGTCGTCGCGGCAACGTCTGTAACACGTGCCGTCACCGGATGCGCGAGGATCGATTGAAGGCGGGCGGCGAGACGGCGTATCAGCGACGCGTCAAAGAACAACTCGCCAAGATTGTCGGCCAACTCACCAACGATCATCCAGACGTACCCGGTGCGGCGAAGATCGCGCACGGTCTGATTGCAGGCCTCGGCGGACTTGACGAGTTTATCGGACAGTGGGTCGCCACGCTCAACAGCGACCGGCTGACCCCCAAGATCAAGCTCGAGAACTTCCGCGCAATCGCCAAGATTTGCATGGAAGCCGGCGACGCCAACGCCACGCTGCAGGGGCTCAAGAGCCTCACCGACGCCGACCTCAACGAACTGCTGCTCGACTTGCTTTCCGAGCAAATGCAGGCCCGCGGCTTAACGATCGTCAACGACATGGGCGACGACGAGGACGCGGCATGAGCGGCACGCAAAAAGCCAACTTGGCTGCAGCCCTCGAGGAACGTAAAGCCCGGGACGGGGAAGCACTTTCCTTGTTTCGGGCGATGCCGTCCCAGGTGGGATTCATTTCATCGTTCGCTTCCGAGCGTTTGGTGCGCGGCGGCAACCGGTCCGGCAAGTCGACCATCGCGGCCGTCGAAGTCGCGAGCGCCGCATGTCGCCGTCCCGTGCTGGATCCGGACGGCTTGCCCCTGCCGTACAAGTATCCCACGAACCGCGCGCTCACTATCTGGATCATCGGCCTCGGCGAGACGCATATCGGCGACACGCTCTACCGGCTCTTGTTCCTGCCGGGCGCGTTCTACGTGATCAAAGACGAAGTCACCGGCAAGGTCCGCACGTGGAATCCCGGCAACCCGGCGGACGTCGCCCGCGAGGCGGACAAGGTTCCTGCGCCGCCCCTCATTCCGCCGCGACTCGTGCCGGAAGGCGCGTTCGCGTGGAAGAATAAAGCAGCTCGCATTTTCACGAGCGTCACGCTGGCCAACGGCACGATCATTCACGCCTACTCGTCGAACGCCGACGTGAAGGTGGGCGATCCGGTCGACCTTATTTGGATCGACGAAGACATCGTCTATCCCGCGTACGTCGCGGAATGGCAAGCGCGTTTGTCCGACCGCAAGGGCCGGCTGATTTGGTCAAGCTGGCCGCGTACCGCCAACCCCGCGCTCATGTCGATGACCAAGCGCGCGAAGGAGCAACGCGAGCGGCCGAACCCCGACGTCGCCGAATGGATTCTGCGGTTTAGCGATAACCCGCATATCGATCAGAACGAAAAGCGGAAGCGGCTCGAGGGCTGGTCGCCCGAAGAGCGGCAAGCGCGCGACATGGGTGAATACGTGCTCGACACGGTCCTCATGTATCCCAACTTCTCCGAAGACGTGCATTGCACGCCGAAGCGTTACGAGCACGAGCAAGACGAAGTCGACAAGATCCTGGCGCAAAACGCATGGTCCCCGCCGCGCGACTGGACCCGGTATCTGATTCTCGACCCGGGCCATAGTTGCACGGCCGTTCTGTTCGTCGCCGTCACGCCGCCGGATCTCGGCGACTACGTCGTGTTCTTCGACGAGCTTTACCTGAAAGGCCACGACGCCGATCAGTGTGCCGCGAAGGTCAAATTGAAGATCAGCGGTTTCCGGTACTACCGGTTCATCATCGACTTCCGCATGGGCCGCCAGCACGGGCCGGGCATCGGCAAGACGTACCGCGAGATTTACGCGGAAGCGTTCGCCCGGCACGGACTCTCATCGGTGACGACCGGCGCTTCGTTCCAGTTCTCGAACGACGACGTGCCGGCCGGAATCCTCGCCTTCCGCTCGTGGCTCTCGGTTCGCCCCAGCGGTCGGCCGCGGTTGCGCGTGGTGAAACACACGTGCCGCAACTGGCTCGACGAAGTCACGACGTACCGCAAGCACATCGACAAGACGGAAGCGACGGAACTTCCCGCGTCGGGGCAAGCGGATCACTTGATGGATACCTCGCGTTACGCCGCCATGGACGGTTGCCACTACGTCGCTCTGCCCGACGACGGAACGGCCGGTATGGATCCCGGCGACGCGTATCGCCGCTTTCAACAAATGTGGAAGCCCGGCCAAGCCGCCGCGCCGGCCACGCAGTCCTCGTTCGGTCCCGGCACAGCAGCCTAAGCCCGATAGTTACGCCCCAAGCCCAAGGAGTTTGTCATGTCCGCAGCAGATGAAAAGAAGATCCCCAACGTACCCATGACGACCGTGCATCACGTCGCGGCGCTGATCGGTATGCCGATCGTTCACATGGTCGCTTACTACCCGAACGGCGACCGCAACGGCGATCCGATGGTGGCCGTCGTCCGCAAGAACCACTCGGGCGGCGTCGTGGATCTCACGGTTTTCCCGCAAGGTCAACCGCTGGTCAAAAACGACATCAAGCACGCGGACGATCCGTCGTTCCTTACGAACCCGCGTCTCGCGCGTGAGTACGGCGTGTGGGATTACCCGCCGGGCTATCTGCCGGAAAAGTTCGTGAAGATGCCGGCGGAAGTTCCGGCGATCGCGCCTGCCGTCATTCGCGAGTGGTGCAACGGCTGCGCCGACCTGCAGCGCATCGCCAATCGTTGCGGCGGCGCCTCAGTCGAACTCGTCTCGGAAATCATGGGGCGCTACGGCGTAGTGCATAAGTCCTAACCATGTTTGAAGTTCACGGACCGCAACCCGACGTACTTGCTCCCCTCGTGCAATCGTGGCTAGGGAAGATCCGCCTCGCGCACGAGAGCAAGCAGTCTTTCACGGACGTCGGCAAACAGTGCATGGAATTCTTCTCCGGAAGCCTCGGCTTCATGTGGCAACCGGAGTTCATGCAGAAGTTTGTCGGCGGCCCGCTGATCACGCCGCGGTTCAAGGTGACGATTGCCAAGGCCTTCGAGTTGGTCGCTCTCTACGGGCCCAATCTCTACTGGCAGAACCCGACCCGCATGGTGAAGCCTCGCAAGGCGATCGGGATTGACCCGCAGCTATTCGGCGCGTTGGGTGATCCGCAGGCCGTCGGGCTGTTTCAGATGGCCCAGCAGGCGCAGATGCAGCGGGCGGCGATCAACAGCGTCGTCGCCTCGCTGCTCGATGCCTGGTTGAACTACACCCCGACCGAGCAGCCGGGCGGCGGGCTCGCTACGCACGCGTCGCAGGGAATCACCGAAGCGTTGACCAAGGGCCGTGCGTGCCTCTGGCCGAAACCGTTCTCGATGCCCGGCAGCAACCGCGTCATTACCGGTTGCTTCTACGATTCGGTCGACAACCTTCTGATCGATCCGGACGCGACGAGCATCTACGACGCGCGTTGGATCGCGCAAATGGTCATTGCTCCGGTGTGGCAAGTCGAACGGGACTTCCAGTTGCCGCCGGGCTCGCTCCAAGGATACGGCAGTCACGAGAGCGCCAGCCGTCAAGGCGAGGGTTCCAATTGGGACTCGATGACGCAAATCGATCGACGCGTCGGCAAGACGTTCGATCTGATGACGTACTACAAGGTTTACTCGAAGGGCGGCGTCGGCGGCCGGTTGTGCGGCAATGCCACGGTCGGGCCTTCGCTCACCACGGCGTTCGATCAAGTCGTGGGCGACTACGCGTACGTCTGCGTGTCGCCCAATGTTCCGTTCGTGCTCAACGCCCCGACGGACCGCGTTCGCACGGCGATGGATTCCGACGTCGAACGGATGATGCGGTGGCCGATCCCGTATTGGCTCGACGACAAATGGCCGGTGACTCTGCTCGACTTCTACACGAAGCCGAACAGCGCTTGGCCGATCGCACCGATGGCGCCGGGCCTCGGCGAACTCACGTTCATCAACGTGATCATGTCCATGCTGATGAATCGCGTGTGGAACACGACGCGCATCATCGCCACGGCAAAGAAAACGCTTTCGTCCGACGTCGAAAACCTGCTCAAGGGCGGCAGCGACTTTGCCTACCTCAAGCTCGACAACATCGACGACGTCGCCAAAGACCTGAACTTCATCGACTTGCCGCAGATCGACCCGAACATTTGGAAGATGGTCGACGAAGCGATGATGCTCTTCGACAAGCGCACGGGCCTGAGCGAGTTGCTTTACTCGATGAACCCGGGCGGCGTTGCCAGCCGTTCCGCCGAAGACGCTGCGACCAAAAAGCAGTACGCGTCGATCCGGCCGGAATACATGAGCAACCAAGTCGCCAACTGGATGACCGAAGCGGCGGACATGGAGAAGTTCTGCGCCCGCTGGTTCGTCGGTCCCCAGGATCTTCAAGGCTACTTCGGCCCGGTCGAGCAGTACCTTTGGCAGCGGTATATCCACGGCGAGAGTCCGGAAATGGTCGTCCGCGAATTCCGCGCGACCGTCGCCGCGAACAGCACGCGCAAGCCGGACAAGTACCGCGACGTCGAGAACGTCAACCAAATGCTGCAATACTTCGGACCGATCGCGCAAGGATATTTCCAGGCGACCGGCGACCCAAGCTCCATCAACGGAATCATCAAGGCGTGGGGAACGGCCGTCGACCAAGACGTGCAAGAAATCCTGTTGGCGCCGCCGCCGCCGCCGTCTCCGGATCCGACCGCGCAGCAAGCCGCCGAACTCCAAGCCCAGCAGATGCAGCAACAACTGCAGATGCAAGGAGAACAGCACGGCCAGAAGCTACAGCAGGGCGCTGAGCAACATCAGCAGAAGCTCTCGCAACAAGCCCAAGCCGCGCAATTGAAGATGATGCTCGCCGCGATGGCGGCCGAGCAGAAAGCCCAGCAGAAGTCGATGCCGACTGCGCCGAAGCCTGAGTATCGCAACGTGCAGTTCAGCCGT